CACCCGCCTTTTCAGTAAACCCAGCGAGCTGCTCCATTGTAGGGGCAATGCCAGGCGGAAGGCGCAAGAGCTCGCTGGCTGCAGCAGAGTAGTCTTCCTTGAAGCCGAGTTCACGCGCACGAACAATGGCAGTTGACTTTTTAGCTTCGTCGTCTGCCTTGTTCGCGAGTATCATCATCTTTTCGGCATTCTCTGGACTACCGTTTTTTGCTGCCCAGTCTGCTGCTTTGGAGTACATCGCAGCACGGTCTTGGGGAAGGGCATCAACGGAGGCTTGGTTTTCCTGAGCAGAGCGAAGGTAGTTCGAGAGGGAAGCGTTTTGTGCTTGCTGTTGCTTTTGCATCAGGGCAGACATCTCGGCTGCAGCCGCTTGCTGCTTACGGAGTTCCGTTTCAGCTTTCTTCTGATCCATTTCAACATTCATTTGCTGCCCCATGTACTGGGCAGCCATTAGAGCTTCGAAAGTCATGGGAGCCTCCTAGTCATGATTATAGGGAGTGAATACTGGAGTAGCACCATCTGAGTTAACGGAGCCTCCAGACCCCGTATCAGTCTTCCACCAGTCAGAGACAGCTGTCCCTACGTTTGAAAGTAATTGCTGCTGACCAGCCGCCGCTGCCGCTGATTGTTGTTGCTGTAATTGGGCTGCCGCAGCTGGAGACCCAATGTTAGCCCCAGAGAGTTGGGAGAGGCGAGAGAACTCATTTTGAAACTCAGTGGAAGCTGTGTTCTGCCCGTAGTTCATGAGCTCTGCCATCCGATTTCCTGAACTGAGAAAACCACCCGCAGCCATCTTTCGATTAACCCCTTCGAGGCCCTGCTGGAGGCGCCACTCATAGGAGGGATCAGAAGACATGAAGGAGTTATTGCTGCTGCCCTGCAGAGGGCCGACGAAACCTTCTCGTCCTGGGACACCATCCGATGTCATCCCAACCCCTTGGTAGTTGCCTACAGAGGGAGTGTCGGAGGGAACCTGCCAAGAAGGAAGGTTACCAGTAACAGCATTGGAAATAGAGTTATGCGGAACACCAGAAGCATCCAGCATAGTGGGCTTACGTCCTGTCATCATATACTGAAGCATAGCAGCATATTGTGGGCGTTGCGATGCGAAAGGGTCTGCCATATTAGCAGGCCCACCTCCATGTACACCACGCTGGCTTGCTACGTAGGCAATTGCTGCAGAACCAAGGGCTCCCCAAGTCATGATAACTCCTTTGTGTCTGCACAAGGCAGACTAGTAAAATTTGGTAAAATGAGTTCAGCTTCAATGAGGCTGAGATCGGTTTCGTTTGTGATGTGGTGGGTAGTCCACACAGTAGTATCAATGACTAAGACAACTCGTTTTGTGAACGGCTCGCTGCGGAAAACATATGGAGCTTGAAACACCCGAACGCCTTCCTCTGTTATCACGACCACACGGCCAGTGGAAATCACATTCATGTGCGCGTGCTTGTGGATCTTGCCAATAATCCAATGCCCAGCTGGAAGCGTCATTTCACGGGAGTAAACCCCAGGAACAAAGAAATGCCGCAAAGGGAATACAGTTGAAAGATCGGAAAGCACAATAGTACCTGCTGCAGCCTCAGCTTCCATATTAGCTTGGAGCTGAAGAATCCCCTGTCGGATGATTTCTCTGGAAGGATTGGAAAGCAGAAGCGAACCGTTCTCATAGTCTAAGGGGACTTGATATGAAAGCTCAAAGAGCGCTTCAAAGATTTTATTGGGGTTATCTGACAGAGGTTGTGGGGCAGGTAGCATAATCTTCAGTCTTGTTTTGTTTCTTGCGCACGTTACAATGTGGTAATGTGCGCAAATAATTATAGGGCGGTGGCGGGGTTTTCTTTTCTGACTAGGCAAACCCTAACCCGTGCCAAACAAACCCCGCCATGCCCCGATTTACCCCCGCACCGCCGATCCCCAAACCCCATACCCATCACGGTTTAGCTTTTACCTCTAACTCAATAGACTCCAGCCTGAGAGGGGTGTTATCAGCGTGCGTCAGTCGGAAACTCCGATACCTAGAACTGCCAAGGGCACGGAGCTGCTTATTGACAGTGGATAAATCAACTGAGCGAGGGACGGAATAGGAAGTATAATCGTCATCACTGAAGGAAACTGCAACAGTAGTGGCGACAGTATCGCTTATGATTTTTAAGGCACTGAAGAATTTTCGATGACTGATACCACCATCGAAGATCCCAGTTCGAGCAACAGCTTGGATGGGTTGGCCAGAGTCAGTATAGTTGGAAGCGGAAATCAGGACAACAGTGCCATTTGTGAGGTGCTGGAAGTACTGGAGACCTTGCGCAGGTTGGCCTCGGGTTTCATAGGACAGGGGGAAGCCATACTGGAAATAGGATTCAGCAGCACTGACAGTTGTTGACCAGATCTGCCAATCCTTTGTGATCATGTCGTAGGCAAGAGTGTAGGGAAGGTTGGAAATGGACAGAACGTAGAAACTGTGGCCAGTGATGCGAAGGCCGAAAGCGTAGACGGTGGAGAATACTGCAACATCGAGGAGCTTTTCCACAAAAGGGGAAGAGATCGGAACCATGGTAAGGCCAGAGAACATTTGCACACTGCGGCCAGTTTGCCTTGCTTTTGCAATGAAGACAGTGTTGTCGTCAATGGAGACTACAGAATCCCCTGTAGCGCAACCGACAAGATACATTACATTCGAAGCTGGGGACAAAGGAGAACCTGGCGGTGGGTTTGCCGCATCGTAGAAGGCCTGGCAACCATGATCGCCCAAAACCAGAATGTAGTTTAAGTGGCGACGGACAGCCTGGACAGCCCCAATACTCTGGTCGACGCCAATAGTGTTGAGAGCGGTCCAAGAGGTTGGGTCTTCGATAGCACTGCCAAGGAGGTTGCCAAAGACATCAAGAACGTAGAAGGTACCGTCAAGGAAGGAAATTCCACGCACAGTCAAAGCTGGATAGTTGACGTTAGTGACTTTGATGGCACCACCGACGGCTGTGAATACCCACAAACCAGTCTTGGACTTTAGGATAGCCTTGTTTGTCCCAGAAAGCATGACATCGCTCAGGATGTCGTATGGCTCATTCGGGGTAATGACAGTGGGGATGGTGGCAATGACTACGTTAGAGAGGTTTCTGATCTTGTCCCCTATAACCGCATAGATGATGCCATCAAGCGTGAACATACCCTGAGCGACGCCAGCTGTGAGTGTAGCAGTAACAGCGGCACCTGGCCGCTTTGTGATTTTTACCTCTTCCCCCAGCTCTTCTCGGTAGAAATTTCGTAAGTTGGAGTCTTTGGTTACTGTACTGTCGCGGGAGATAAGGCGACTGGCAAGATTAATCCTAGTAGTTGGCATTATAAACCCCGCTCAGAGGGGGTGAAGAATACACTGGTCTGCTCTTGCTGGAAGTCGGCAAATTCATTCATGTAAGCAGTCGCGCGGCGCTCTACGCGGTCAAGAGTGGAGTCAGTTACGCCATATTCTGGGCCGATTTCATTCGCCAAGCCCCATTTTAGCATCTGCAAGGCCTCTTGAGGGAAGTCTGGGTTGTCAGAGGCGATGTTAAAGTCTTGAATCTGGCGCTGGATGACGATATGCATGGTGTAAGTTGCATCATTCGGCACATTGTATAGGGTTATTATGCCATTGGAGAGCTGAGGATCGTAGTAGAGTTGATTTGGGATGCCAGCAGCTGCTTTTTGTCCTAAAGTATTGTAGTCATAGCGACTTGTGATTGTAAGAGCTACGTCATTGCCAGTGGAATTTCGGAGGTAAGCTGCAAGAATCCGCAAAGGGCGTGGCTGGTTAGATAGTGGGCCGATGCTGTAGGAAGCATTTCCAACTACCATAGGCACAGTCAGATCTTGCACGCACCAGAGAAAGAGCCCCTTCATGCAAAGGGCTTTTGTCCAGATGTTTAAGGCTTGCGCGCAGGTTGTGATTGTGCTTGGTGGGATGACGTCATCTACAGTATAGACCTCAAGCAGACGAAGCGAGGCTGCAATGATTTCGTCACGGGTGACAGTGAAGGTGTAAGTGCCGCTAGTCGCCATGATGCTGCCTTTTAGGGATTAAGAATCTGGATTACTTCTTGTATTTCGGAAGCTTTGACTTGACCTTCGGAAGTCGAGACATCATCAATTCGCCCATAGCTTGTGCGACCTGGGACTTTCTATTTGATGGGTTACTTTTTGCGCTGCTGGGGGTTTTTCGCTTTAACCCGAAATTAATAGGCATGATAAACTTTCAGTGAAAAAAGAGGGGCGAACCCCTCCTTGGTTATTGCTGTTTCGTGCACTGGATGAGGAGAGAGAAGCTGAGGATACCAGCTGCTGCCCATCCTTGCGAGGTTGCAGAGATGATACCGGTAACACCTGCGCCAGCGTTGTTTACAAGGCCACCGAAATCTTCGTACTCGCGCTCGCCTCGACCTGTGAGAGATTCAATCCGCTCTGGGGTTGTAGCATCCCAGAACAGGTTGATCGCAAGGCCATCTTCGATTGCGTAGTTGATGTCAGTGATCCTGAGCTTCGCTGCTTTCTGTGTGCCGGTATTATCCATGCCAACAAGCAAGGCTGGGTTTAGTACCACTGTACTGCCAAGGTCCGAGGTATCTAAAATCCCCTCGAACTTGACAACACAGTTTCTCGGCCCATCCAGTATAAGTTGCGTAGTAACTGAGTTTGCCATGACAGTTCCTTAGCTTACAGCTCGTTGGAAGCTGTGATGTAATCCCAACGGACTGTGCGGGCAACAGCAGTGCTATTCAGAATCCCGAAGGAAGGTGAAAGAATTGCGGTTGTGAACGCAGATAGAGTCATAACAGCACAATACCCAGGGTTTGCAGTCGAACTCGGCGTTGGGCGGGGGACAGCTCCAGTAGATGGGTTGAAGAAAGCAGCAATGCTTTGCTTACCATCGTAATAGAAACTGAGTTCAAACCAGGCAGTAGCGTTGACTGTTAAGATCGTTGGCAGTGCCACATCAGTCGTTACACCGCCAATGCGATGGCGCAAGATCACGTTGGCACTGGCAGCTGCTTTCAGGAACCAAATACCATCAGTAGCCGCTAGAGGAGTAGCAGAAGCAGCAATCAACCCAGCATAAATGTTAGGTAAGGTTGCGTTATCCACCTTGAAGCGGCACTTAAAGTACATGGCACTGCCAGGAGTGATGACAAAGCAGGCTGTTGGCAGTTGATGATAGATAGCATCAGCCGCGCCAGCCGTTGTCGTGTCGAGCAGAACTCCGCCAGACTCGGCTACGAGAGCAGTTGTGCCAATGCCGACAAGGGTTGTAGTGAAATCAGTCGCCTGATACACGTTAAACTCATTGTGATAGAGCTGACTGTAAGAGGGGTCAGGGATAATAGCTTCCGCCATAGCTTGCCAAGGTGCTGCATTGGTCACGCCATTAGGGAAGTTTGAGGTTGCTGAGGTAAGAGGCATTGCAGTTTCCTTTGCTTTAGGGGTTTCTTGCGCGCGTTACAATCGAGTAACGCGCGCAAGGAATTAATCTACAGCTTACGCAGCATTAGACCCGAACAGTCCACGAGCATTTGCCCACAGGAAGACATAACGCTCATATGCCGCAACCTTGTAGTTGCGGGTATCGAAGTCATTGTCTTCCCACACTTCCAAGGCTTCGCGCTCTTGGTAGATCATACCTTCTGGCGCACCAGTCGTGATGTACCATGGGCCAGTACCGGCTAAGTATGGATTGCTGACAATACCACCGGAGAGGTAGTTGTCGACATTTAGTGGGTTAATGTCGTTGTTGGTCGAGCCAACTGCCTTGGAGGTTCCCAAGATACGACGAGCATTGAAGATGTTATTCGGGTGAACGATTAAACGATCACCAGTCAACGGCTCAATGAACCCACGGTCATCTTTGGACTGCATCATCAAGATAAGCATATCTTCAACTGCCGCTTGTGACAGCGCAGAGTCGACAGGAAGCTTATTCTGCCATGTACCGCCAGACATATTCGGGTGAGCGGTGTTCAGCAAACTCACACCATCGCCACCGACAAAACCTGGGTTGAAGGCGCGAGAGAAGATATTCGCAGCATTGATTTGCTTCGTTTCATGGAAACTGCGGCGAAGTTTTTGCACACGCGACTTGGTTAACTTGAGATATTTGTTATCTTTCAGTTCTTCGTGAGTGGTCACAATGCCCAATGCATATGCTGCATTAGTACCGCGAGTCACGAAACCTTGTTGCATCGAGTCGAAATAGACAGGTGCGCCTTCCGGCTTACGAGGGGCAATGCCAAGGCCAACGGCTTGGACATACTCTTCATAGTTTTGATCTGACGATTCCTTGCGGAACATCATTTCGTGGAAGTTGACTGTTTCTTTCGCGGCGGAATCCCACCACGCTTTAACACCAGGCCATAAGCCTTTTGGGAAGCTACTTGTATTCATTAGTCCAGACATGAGAAACTCCTGCTAGTTGTGGTTGTGGTCAAGGGAAGCTGAAGGGATTAAATCCCAACAGTATTGCCCATGAGTTCGTGCTGGTTGAAGCGGACAAGCCACTTAGCATTGATCAGAGTTCGATCATTATCATCGCGCTGCACTGCGCCAACCAGTCGGAGGTTCAGGCCGATTGTGGTATTCGCAGATGAGTTCAACAAGACACTGGCAGAGTTCTGCTGAGGCGCCGTTGGGTTCGTGACAGTGAACGAGAAGTTCTTGTTCATACTGGTCGAAGCCACAACAGACACGCCATTGTCTTGGATTTCAAACAGCATTGAAGGATCATCCACAATCAGAGCATAGTAGTCCTTGGTTTTGGTTGCGGGGATGTTCTGCAAGCTCAAGTCCAAGTTCGTGCCTACGAGACTGGCGCCATACGGGGGTACGACCAGGAAACCTGCAATTACACCTCGGACAGTATCAGTCCCAAGCGCTTTTGTGATACCTGGAGTACCCAGAGCATCAGTGAGGGTTGAGGATTTCACAGCATCACCAGGACTCATGATGTTTGTGTCGGCTGCAGCGATGAAGTACAAGTTTGCGGCTCCACTCCAGCTCGACCCATCGAGGTAACGAGCAGGAACAAAGCCACGAGGGGCATTTAAGTTCGGCATTTCAATTCCTTAAAGATAAAAGAAAGGGCAGAAGAAACTCTGCCACGAAGGTATTACGCAGGAAAAAAACTATTTCCGTCCTGTTTTCAGCTCGCTAGTATAGCCTTCCGGTTTATAGCGATCTGCGGCAGGGGTCTCAGCTGAATCCCTGATTGCACGATCACGGCTGGAAGTTAAATCTGCTATGTCGTGCTGTATGTCTTCCCAAATGTCTAGTGGACACTTCATCAGATAAGCGCGCATTGGCGTGCCATCTTCTTTCGTCCCAACGAACTTACTTAACTTGTTACTGATGTCGCCATCAACT